TGGTGTTTTGTAGACTTCAGTGGTCGTACTAGTAGTTTTGGGAATAATCTTGAGTTGATTAGCATCAACTAGGTTGGGTTGATCCTGACCAGTGAGAATTGGTGTTGATGGATATGAAGACGTTGCAATGTAGTAATATTGACCATTTTCGTAGATAGCGCCAACATCTGCCAAATATTTTTGAAGTGGGAGACCTACACCAGGATTAAGAGGAACTGAAGCATAAGCACCTGTGGTATTTACTTTCCACCTTACAGATCTAGATGATTCGTCATAAATGATGGTATTTCTAGTTTCAAATCCAGGTTTAGAAATCTGAATCTTATCTCCTGTTTGAGAGTAAGGATATACTACATCTGGAGAAAGTTTTGTTAAAATGCCATATAAAAGCAAACTAACATCATCACTTCTTACATTAGAGTAACTAGTTACAATGTCACCGATATTGTGAATTCTAGTGACAGTTCCACGTTCTTTGATAACAAACTGTCTAGCAGTCTTTCCTTCGTACTCAATGATCTCACCATTGATCTGCACAAACCCTTCTTGAGAACTCCAACCTAAAGTAGAGTCTACAGTGATTGTATCGTTAGATGTAAGAGAGGTCCCCAAAACCCTGTCCAGCACTGTCTTTTGGGGGATGTTAAAATTACCATTTACAGAAACAGGGTCGATAATTAAATTATAAAGACCATAGTCTCCTACTTTACCAATTTGGATTATATTCTCTACAGTAGCAGATGCATATGAAGATCCAATAGAATTCTTATCCTCTTGCTGGATAATAGTCTTACCAATCAATTTAGTGGCATCACCACTCAAAACAATTGCTTGTACTGCAAATACAGCAGACCAATCAGATTCTGATACCTTTACGGTGCTATCTTTTGGAAAGTATGTAGTTGGAATATCATCAGCTCTCTTTGATACAATAGTATTGAAGATGAATCTGATAGATTTGTTGCCACCTTTAGTTTTGTAGAAGTCTCCAATGTTCTTGATTAGGAGTCTCTTGTCTACATCATCCTTCAAGTATGCTTCTGGGAAGTTAACTAGGTACTCACGCTCAAATGCCCTTACAAAGGCATACAAGAACAGATGGCTTAAGTTATGTACATCTTCACCAACATAGTGGTCTACTGCTGATGTAGACACAAATGTGGACTCATTGTGTAGGTCTCCGAGAATGGTTGTACCACTCACTCCTCTAGAGACATCTAAAAATTCTGTATCTGTTCTCTCTTTATAGAAACAGATTTCTGTTCCAACTCTAATATATCCGTTCTTCTCTGGAAATGAACTAGCATCAGCGACTACCAAAGTCGTGGAGGATGCATTTACAGTCAAAGCAACTGTAGTAGATTCTTTCAGTAAATTCTTTTCATAAAAATCAACATCACGATATGTCGTAATGTTGCTGATGATATCAAGAGGTTGTCCGACCGATTCCTGTTGTCGATAGTATGCTTCTAAAATACTCGAAAAGTTTTCGTATTCAGAAACAATAAACCCAGGAAGTTGGTCTTCAATTAGAGCCGAAATCTGTGTACTCATCTATTACTCTGGATATACCGCGAACTTGCTGTTTGCAACATCTAGATCTAGATACATGTGTCTAGATGCATTAATGTCGTTGTTACGTGGGATCACTCGAACCGAGATTCTGTTGTCAAAGAAGGTTCCCTGTAAGATGGTTACATCATATAATTTGATTTCGCCTTCCTCATAATCAACATCGCCAATATTGTCGTTCAGGACAATCTTTTCACCTGTACCAGGATCCAATCTATATAGGACGATTTTACCATCCCTGTCTTCAAAATAAACAACAACATTAGGATAAGCAGTGACCTTGAATCCTGTTGACATAACAACAGGTCCATCTTCAGGACATGACAGCTTGAATGGGTTCTGGAAACAAAGTTCGTAATAAGTAGTAGTATTGACTTGTGGATAGAAATCCTTCCTCATCATTACTGTTGTAGTGTTGGAAGTGACAGAACGATCAGCGTTGTCAATTACTCCAACATACTTACTATATCTAAATTTACCGTTAAATTTCTCTGTATCAGATAGTTTAGTATACTCTTCTACTGAATTAATAACTTTAGTTTTAATATCAGTAGGGAATTGATTTGTAATACGTGTATTGAAACTGACTCTACTATCTAACTCTAGATACAAGATTGATGGATCCTTGATCTCTGGAGTGACTGATGCTACAGCATAGTCTTTCAATCTAGCAATAATCTGCTTTTTAGTTACACTAGAAAGTGTAGCACCACTATCTGGTTTGATGACAATCTTGACTTTACCAAATTCAGGGTATCTCTCTTCTTCACCACCATATGTAATGATGTCAGATACCGCAGGATATATCTGTCTTATGATAGCACCATAGTCCATTGCAGTAACTGCTCTGTTCTGTGTGGCATATAGTTTAGGAGCATTGAACTTAATCTTATCAATACTTTCAATTCCAGCTCCACCATCAGATGCAGAGACTGTTGTGATGTTAGTTACCGTAAGTGGGTAAGCACCACCGTTATTATCCTGAAGAATACCACTAAATGTAAATACACTAGCGCCGTTTGCTGCAGCCCCACTAGAAATTAAGTACGATACCTCAACGAAGTTATTATTCTCTAGCGCAGATCCAACTACACCATCACCAAAAAAGAGTTGATATTGCTCATCAGCATTTTCATCTACGTAATAGATCTTGTCAGATGCTCCAATATCAATAATATTGTTAATCTGGTTGTAGTATGCAAACTCTGATGAGTTCTCGATGGGGAATACTTTGACACGAAGTGTGCTAGTGTCCGCACCGCTATTCTTTAGAATGAACTTTTGATTTTTTAATACCGTAGACTTGGTATAAGTCTCTTCAATGAGAGTGCCTTCTTGGAGTACAACGTTCTCAAAAATTGCTTGACCGTTGACAACTCCCGCTTTATAATCATCAATTGCGACAAAACGATATAACTGATCATCAAATGTAGTAACAAATCCCGTGCCCTTCTTTAAGGTAATGACACTTGGGTATGTTCCTAGAAAATTTACTTGAAAATTAACTGTTGCTTGCGGAGAAACAATAGACTTTGGTTTATATCCTAATTGTTTCGCAAGAGATACAACGTTATCACGGAGTGTTGCTGACTCCAAAAACAACTCATTAGCCACCATGTTCGTGTTGAACGCGGTGTAATACGTATTATATGCTAGTACATCTAGCAAATTACTCCAAGCAGACCCTTCAAAATCAAAATCGACAAAATCAGTCTGTGCTCTCAAGTAATCTTTGAGCGCAGTCTTAATATCTGCAAAATCTAAATTATTGACTTGAATGTACTTCATCGGGTTCTCTGTAAGAGGAAGTTGACGTTTTGAGGTGGTTCGTCTTGACGACCACGGATAGTGAACTCTATCTCAACATCAAAAGCATTATCATCAAAGTTTGGGTCAACTGACAAATCTGTCAATGTGACCCTAGACTCGTATTTCCTCAAAGTGGTTCTGATTTGGTCTTCGATCAAACCCGCTGTACCAAAATCAAGTGGTTCAAATAATAATTCAGAAATACCACAACCCAACTCATCATCGAAGAATCTTTCTCCAGGAGTATCCAATATAAGATTAACAACTGACTGCTTAACAGATGCATCGTCTTTAGTTACTAGTAAGTCACCCGTAATTGGATGAGGCTTCATAGTAACTTTCAAATCTTTAAAAGACTGTTGGTTGGGCACAATAACACGATTTATTGTTTATTTATGGTCCTTTTTCTTATCTTCTGTCTTGCTCTTTTTTAAGAGCTTGTCAGATTCAATTTGAGTGATAAGAGTCATTCCTGATTTGATAAAATCTTTGCCCTTATCAGTTGGTGAATTACCCATTTTCTTTCTCCTTTAGTGTTTGCCAAAAATAATCATCGGTGTCTCCTAGGCGTCCCCAGTCGATTCCTGCCTCTACTTGGTATTCTATGGTAGATACTTTAAAGTCAGGGAACTTGGGTTCCTGTGGGGTGATAGAGAGGTCATACAGACGCATCCTGTTATTAGGATACAATGCATACTGACCATTCTCTAGTGCAATGCAATTATGTGATTTGTGCTCTTGAGGCACTTCACTTACATTATTATCTATCACATCTGGATTTGCATGGTAGTTATCTAATGTAAACAAGTATTGACCTTTCATTAAACCATGGTCTCTTGTAAAGACTTCACAGTCCATAGATGAAACAAATCCTTTGTTCATACATGCAACACCATAATCCATACAATTCCAAAATTGTAGGTTTTCCAGACTCATATCAACATCTGGTGTTTTAGGTGATCTTACAAATGCACTGATAGGTAGCTTATCATACATTGCTCCATATGTAGGTAAGTATGTCTCAAAGTAAAAAGCACGCCCAGGTATGCTTTTAGCACATACCCAGACGCCCTCTACAAACTCCCCATGCCCGTCTTGATGATCTCGTAAGTATTCCCTACGAACCCACACCTTCTCTGCAGGAAGATTGCAAATCAAATTCATCCTTTACCTTGACCACGGTAACGCTTCTTTGCACTGTTACGTGATGTTGATGCATACTTGGTGTTCTTACCGTTGCCTTGACGACTCTTCTTCGGAATCGGTTCAATGAACGAATTACCAGATAGAGATCGATTAACCCTTGCCATTATTCTAGTGATGAACTTCTATTATTATACCACAGATCTACATTCCTGCCAATACCGTGTGTGACCCTTCTGTCATCACCGCGCCAAAGGATAACACATCACCTATACGCATTGCACCCAACATATTGATTCGGACTCTTATAGACCCTTTCACACATGTATCGGCATGAGGTGGTTTCTTGCCACATACATGAATTGCAGTTACATCACCAACTCTTACTGCTGCAATGCTATTCACAAAAACATTCAATGACCCAGTAATTACAGGTACAGGTGGCCAACACTGATGACCACTCTCTAGATCTTTTAATCGACTGATTCCACTTCCTGCTGGCATTATCCTTCTCTTGCTTCGGTTTGCTTACTTAAACGATATTTAGTACGCTTCGTGTGATTTTGCCAGTTATTATCTACATCGATGTATGCTGGGAACTTCCAGATGTATGGTGGACATGTACTGGTAACTGTAATCTCATAATGAAAACGCAGAGTTTTGATCAGAGACGGCTTATAAGCATGTACA